CTCAATGTGCTCGAGACGGGCTATGCAGCTCTGAAAAAGAAGTCCTTCGCAATGCGGACGACGATGCGGGACACCCGCGATCTGTTCATCTCTTCGGAGCAGCTTCAAGGCTTCGAAGAAGGGATGAACCAGATCTTCCGGGCGAAGAACTACGGAAGCACGGCCCGCGTGACCTTGGCTGAGAACGACGGCCGTGAAATCGTGCTGCTTGTCCGGCACGGCGATCCCTACCGTCGGCAGGGCATCGTCGTGAACGGACGGAAATCCAAGACCATCGGGTTTCAGCCGGAAAGCTACAACACTTTGAGCATCAATCGGGAAACCGGAGAACTGCGGCTCGGCATCCCCACCAGTCCCAAGTGGATGGAGGAAGCCTACTGCAAACAGCTCGGCAAGAGCCTCTTCGATGATTACGACGCCTTTTCCACTCCTCGTATCAACGATCTGGACAAGATCAAGGAACTCGGGCGGAATGTCCTCGTCTACCACGGGGCAGGGGAGGTGAAGAGCATCTCCTTGCTGTCGATCACGGCCTATTTCAGCGCCTTCGGAGGAATGTACGGCGCTATGATAGCGTCGGCCGGAGACCTGTTCCGGGACATGGAGCAGATTCATTTCGATCTGTCGAGCTTGGGGCGGATCCTCCGGGCGAAGTTTCTGGTGAAAATCGGGCTGTTGGAGAGAACGATCTCTCTTGATGCATCCAACCGATCTGGGTATGACTACGATGATTTCGGCAAGGTGGTTGACGACTGGCTGCGGCAGGTCGGCGTCATTCACACCAAGATGTCGGACGACGAGGTGCATCATGTGGGACTCTTTGCTGGCGAACGCAAGGTCGCTGCCTCTTTTTGACTGGAAAGCCCTGCTGCCCGGCATTGACGTCGGGCAGTTCAGAGCAAAGTACCTGAACCCTGCGCCGGGGGAGGCTTCGTACCTTCTCTGCCCGGATGCCGCCGACTGTCCGGAGGAATGCCGCTACCGGAAGGTTCATGAACTGAATTCCGGTCTGACGGCATACTGCCCTTGGGACATCACCCGGCCCAGAATCCCGGTCGCGCCCGAGGACGTCGGTATTTTCAGCTTGAACTACGCCCGTGTCCACAAGGCACTAGCCGATGCCCTCGGCGTCGAATTCTCCGGCGTGGATCTGGACGACGCCTATTTCTGGGAGCTCGGCCGTCTGAAGACCGGGACGGGCCGCCGGATGCCGGTCTATATCTCTTATTATTGCAATAGGAGGGACTTTGAGCATCGGCTGGAGATTCTGCTTCGGGAAGACAGTGCCTTTGCCCTTCTTGTCGGTAGGCTTACGGACGTCCCAAAGCAGCAGCTCCCTGCTCTGGAAAAGAACAGGTGTCTTTGTCTTGGGCTGGATGACTGCATAACCATCGCCGCGGACGGCAGTTTTGCGGCCGACGGCGAAACAGTGAATCTGCTGAACGGCATCCGTTCCACCAGACAGCCGATGGCGCTGACGGAATACCGGTGCGCCCCCGACACCAAGTGGGCGGACGTACACATCCGGAAAAAGGACAACGAAAGCGTCTCGATCTGGGTGAAGGGCGAGGCTCCGGTTCAGATCAGTTACCTGCAGCTTGGTATGTGCAATCAGGTCAAGGGCTGTTCTTCTGTGGAATTCGCCGCGCTGCTCGTATTGCTGTCCCTGCGGGGTGCATTTCTCCGGCTCGCGGCCAGAGGCACGTCCGAAAATAATAACTGGAAGCGTCGAAAACTCAACATATGCGATAAGTTGAGACGGTTCTTCCCGGACATCAACGACGGAGACCCCATAGAATTTGTAAAAGGCGAAGGCTATCGGACGCGCTTTGTCTGCCGTGATGATGAATTCGGCTCTTCCAACTACCATCCCTCTCCAGCCTGATCTGATCCCATAGCGGATCTCCAGCCCCCTGTCGTTCGCGGCAGGGGCTTTTTTTTTGCCCGTTTCGGGCGCACAACCCGGTGTAAAACCTCCCCGCCCGGTGTATTACACCGGGTTTTACACCCGCCATTCCGATCTTTTTTGAGATTATTTTGATGATCTAACTCTTTAATCATCAATGATAATGTGATTCTGCGCCCGGTGCGATGTCCATTTCTGCACCGGGGCTGGTGTAATTGCGCCATTGGAGGGCGGAAGGCATGAACGAAAGATCAATGCCGGACGCTTCAGTCCTCCGCCTTCCGCTCTGGAGCGGCCGGGGAGGAGAGCAGCAATGGCTCATATCATCACCGACGCGGAAGCGCAGACACTCACCCGAATCGCAAGGGCCATGATCGGTCCGATCGTCGGTCAGGGGCTGATTTGGAAACGAGACAGGGAGGACGCGGTCCGGGAGCTGCTTCTGGCGGTCGTCCGCAATGCAGACAACTACAATGACGCCTCCGATGCCGAATTTCTGACCTTCGCTCACGGAGTAATGCAGAACGAGGCATACCGGGCGGTCCGGAAACGGTGTTCGGCGACCTACCGCATCCTGTCGGACGCCGTCTCCATCGACGCATGGTGCGAAGCGGAAGATACGGATGATACGCCGGACTACCGGGAAATCGAGATGGCGCTTCAAACGTCCGAAGTGCCGACCTTGCAGGAAGACCGGCGGCAAAGTCAGATCCTTCTCGTTCGCTCCGTCATCAACAGCCTGTCTCCGGACATGAGGGAGATCTGCCGCCTTCTGATAGCTGGGTGCAATGCATCTGAGATTTCCAGACGAACCGCGCTTTCCAGAAAGGCCGTCCGCATCAGAATCCCCCGCATCAAAGAAGCCCTGATCGAGGCCGGAGTCATCATCCGCGGAAAAAATAATGGGAAAAAAATTCAAAATCAGGGGCCAATTTGCCACCCTGCCTGGCAATAACCCCGATAGAGAGCAACACATCCGAAAAGGAAAGCCCATGAACACCAACTTCATCATCCACGAACCGGCGGACGAATACCACGCCCGCAGCCGCAGCGGAGAATTCATGTCCAGCCATCTGCTGGCGGACTTCCGGGAATCCCCGGCTCTCTACCGCAAGGAGATCGACGGCGAGATCGAACAGAAGGACACGCCCGCCTTCGTGCTGGGCCGCGCCGCCCACAGCCTGATTCTGGAAGGGCGGACCGCCTTCGACCGCGACTTCGTGGTCGCCGACGGTCCGGTCAACCCCCGCACCGGCGAACCCTACGGTGCGAAGACCAAGGCGTATGCCGAATGGCTGGCGACTCAGGACCGTGAGGTCGTGCCCGGCAAGGACTACGACTTCATCCTCAAACTCCAGCGGAGCGTCCACCTCCACGCCGCCGCGTCCGAACTGCTCGCCGACGGCGAAGCCGAAGGCGTGGTCCGCGCCGAATACTGCGGCGTGCCGTGCCAGATCCGCATGGACTGGTTCTCGCCGGAGTCCGGGCTGGTCGATCTCAAGACCTGCGACAGCCTGAAATGGTTCGAGGGCGACTGCCGCCGCTTCGGCTACATCTTCCAGCTGGCGTTCTACCGCGCCGTCATCCGGGTCGTGACCGGCGTCAGCGTTCCGATCCACATCATCGCGGTCGAGAAGAACGAGCCCTTCGCCACCGGAGTTTGGCAGCTCGCGGGCGACGTGCTCGATCTTGCCGAGCGGATCAACGAAGCCGAGCTGGGACGCTACAGGGATTGCCTCCACGCCGGCGTCTGGCCCACCGGCTACGAAGAAGTCCGCATCATCGATGAACTCTGATCTCTACTACTATATAAGGAAAAACACACTATGGGAATGCTTGACACCATTCAGTCCGGGCGAGAGAACCGTCCGCCGCGCCTCATGATCTACGGCAGCGAGGGCGTGGGAAAATCGACCTTCGCGGCTTCCGCGCCGAACCCGATCTTCATCCAGACCGAGGACGGCCTCGGCGAACTCGACTGCCGGAAGTTCCCGCTGGCGCACTCCCTCGCCGAAGTGCTGGCGCAGCTGACCGCGCTCCGGGACGAGCAGCACGACTTCCGGACGGTGGTGGTGGATTCGGCCGACTGGCTGGAGCGCCTGATCTTCGACGAGGTCTGCAAGGAGTACGGCGTCCGCTCAATCGAGAAAGCCGACGGCGGCTACGGCAAAGGGTATGTCCACGCGCTCACCCACTGGCGCAAGGTGGTGAACCTGCTGCAGGAACTCCGCGACAAACGCGGCATGATGGTGATTCTGGTCGCCCACGCCAAGGTGGAGCGCTTCGAAGACCCCGAAAACGCCGCCTACGACCGCTACACGCCGCGGCTTCACAAGCACGCCGCGTCTTTGATCGC